TGATTAGCTTACAACGAAGTCAATTTGGATGCCCATAAAATTGATGCCGCCTTCCAATGTCACCACGTTGTCTTCTAATGAAGTGGCTGGCATCAGGGCGTTGACGGTGTAATACTGCACCATACGGTGGTTGCGCTGCGCCTCGTCGAGAGTGAGTCGGTCGCCCGGCTCTATGTCGTCGGCTATGCCGTGTCCGTTGGCGAGGGCGATGTCAAATGCCCGCTGCGCGTCGCCAAGGTGCTGTATGGCAATGTCGAGGATGCTCTGCCTGTATGTCGATACCGCTTCCATTACGTTTGTTAAAGTTCGATGTTGAGTTTGCCGTCATTGACGGTTACGGCGGCGTTGATGCCGTCGTACTGCAACGCCACTGACACTTGGCGGATTATCTCGCGCTCGGTGTTCTGCGTCTTGATGAGATGGCGCAATCCCGCACCCATCTGCGGGTGCTCCTTCCATTCGCCTTTCTCGGTGTTGGCTATGAGTGCGGCGTTTTGTTCCTGCGTGTCGGCAAGGAGCAATGTGCCGTCAGCCGCTTGCAGGTCGTAAGACTCGTTTAAACTAATCGCTTTCATAGTCCGAAAGGGTGTTAAAGTTTTCTTTGTCGGTCAATTGTTCCAAGCTGGCGACGATGGACTGCTGCAATGCCGCTCCACTGTAATCCGTCTGTGGCACACCGTTCGTTATCGCTTTGATTATGCCGTCGATGCGAGCTGTCATCTTTTCGAGCTGCGTCTTGAAGTCGTTGACCTCTATCTTCGGGGCTTTTATTATCACGCTGTCAATCTCTGAATAGCTGACTATAAGCACGTCCCTCAGATCTGCCGTGGCTATGCCCGAAACCATTGAAGCAACTTTCGGGATTACGGCGAAACAGTCGCCGCGTTCCTGACATTCCACCGCGTTGAGACGGCAGCCGTGGAGTTCCAAGTTGTCGTCAAGCTCTATGTCGCAAGTGAGCTTGTTTTTGTCCACGGCGGTCACTTTGCCGACGATAAAACCATCGTTGCCAGTCTTTGCGATGACCTTGCGGATGAGGTCTATTAGTGTTTCTCCTGATGCCATAGTTTCAATTAATCTTGTATGACAGTTCGTTTTCGCGGCGGAATCCACTGGCGTTGAAGCGCACTTTGACACGCTTTATGAGGTATTCGCCGTTGCGCTCGGGGTTTTCGCTGTCGATGAGCGCGAGGGTGTCGCCAGGCATTGTCTGCGGTGTGCCGAATCCCGTGATTGTGCCTTCGTAGCCGTCGAATGACTTGTTTTTGAGTTCGGTCTCGATGCGCTGTCGGAGTTCCGACTCTGTCTTGACGTCCGAGCCAAAGTTCATCGTGCGTTTTTCGGCGTCGTCGTCCTTGCTGCCTACGGTTGCGGTGATTACCGTGCCGCCTTTTTGCCTCGCCTTGCCGGTGATTTGTAGCTTGCGGTCTTCCTTGCGGACGAACTTTAATCCGTTGGCGGCGATGTTTGGTGCAAGGCGGCGGTCGCGCAGTTCTTTGAGGAGCGTGCCGTTCCTCGTGCCAAAGACGTAAGTGTGCTTGCCGAACCCTTGAAAGTCATACGCCCAAAAACAAGTGATGCGCTTGTTTTGCTCGTCGAGCTTGGCGCAGAACCCGACCTCTTCCTTGATTTTTTTGACCACGGTGTAGGGCGTGACGTCGCGGATGATGTAGCCGCCCGAAAAGGTGAAGTCAACGCACTGGATGTCGTAGCCGGGGAATAGGAACTGCAAAAGTTCTTTCAGCGTCACCGACTTGAAACTCTTGGTGATGTGCGCCGCCTTCTTGAAGGTGTACCAGTCGTCGTCGCACTCCAAGACCAACGGTGTGCCGTCGCCGATGTGGGCGATGTAGCCGGTGAACTCGGTTTTCAGCTTGCCATTGTAGCCGAGGCGGATGGCAACGCGGTCGCCGGTGCTGATGCTTTCCAAAAGCGTCTTGCTGTCCTTGCGTCGGAGGTTACGTGGCAGGGTTATCTTTGCCGTGCCGCCGATGGTGTCAACGCTTTGCTCTATCTCCACTTCGGTCGCGCCGTCTATTTTTATAGAGCCAATTGTTATTTCCGCGTTTGCTGTGTAAAACATTTTGCACTATTTTTGCGTTAGTTATTAAAAACCTTTTAACAACATTTGAACGCTATGAAAACACTGTTTTTGACCATCATTTTCGCCGCCCTGTCGTTCATCAGCGCGAGTGCGCAGAAGATTGACCTCGGAAATGTCATTCTTGACAAGGATGCTGGCACTCTTACCAAGAAATCCACTGGCAAAACCATCAAGCTGTCGGGAACGTTCAAAATCGTAGATTCTTATGCCGATTTTGATGTTAAAGTCATAACAGACCGTATTCCTGACATTGAGGTTAAGTTGGTTGACCAATATCCCGGATTCCTCGAATTTAAGGAGGTGGACTCTTACCCAGACTTCACCATCAAAATAGTAAAGGAATTTGCCGATATTGAGGTAAAGGTCGTTAAAGAATATCCGAGCATTAGGCGATTCTAATCATCCATCGTAACCTCTGGCGGTTGTATGCTGAACGCCTTTAACTGATACTTTACCGTATCTGGGTAATCTTCAACAGCTGATATGTTCATTACTTTGTCGAAATACAACGCCGTAATGCCCAAATCCGTCATTATCTGACATTCCAGCACATCAAAAGTGTCGGGCGTTTCAAACAATTGTCTGAGCCGCTGCACCTTTGTCGTAGGATAGCCGTGGGTGTCCAAATCAACCAAAATGCCTTCAATAGTGATGTCCCATTGCCCCATTCCAAAACTTTCCACTACCACATTATCACTGCCCGCGATTGCCGTGGCGGTGTTTTTTTTGTCGCGTGAGAATTTCATCATCGGGGCGGCGGCGAAGATTCCACTTTCACCATCCGTTAAAATGCTGTTTCGGAACTCATAGACCTTGCCGTCCTTGGCGGATTTGAGTTTGAGGTCGGCGAAGGTGAAGTCGTTGGTATAGACATTCACCTCCACGTCACCCGAAAACGTTGTATGCCCCGTGCGCTCCCGTGAGTTGCTGATTTTTATCAGCTTTTGGTCTATCATCCGACCATTGACCGACATCGCAAGGTTTTGCGTCGCTATCAGCGTATTGTGCTGTGCTATGTGTTGCTCCATTTCAGAGCCGTTCAACAGCCTCGGAAGGTAGGTGAAGGCTCTTTTGTATCGGTCGTTGAGGTCTATTGTAATCCTACTCATAGTTTGGTTGCTTTGCCCCCAGAAGTCCCTTGTCGGCGAGCCATTCTATCTGGCGGAATTTTTCCATCCATACCTCGTCGGCAAGGTTTTCGGGGAAGGGGATGTGGAAATAAAGGCTCATCAGCGCGTCGGCTTTCCGTATCTCGTCGGCGAGCGTCGGGAGTTCGCCGCCGTCAATCTTCGGATAGCCGCCTAACAGTTTTTTATGATGGCAGTCCTTACGACGAGCAACTTGGAGAGCGCGTCAATTGCGCCCGCAAAGAGTCCGTCGTCTGCCTTCACTTGCTCTTTGGAGGTGAGCACACAGGCGTTTACGAGGATTTCCTTTGCCTTGTCGGGCGACTTGTCGAGCCATTTCTCAAACTCGCCCTGCGTCTTGCGGTCGGGGACGCGGACCAGTACGTCAAGGAACTCGGTGGCGTCCTCGTCTTTTGGGAGCGACGCAATCTTGATTTTGTCGTCGCCGTATCTCTCTTTCATCGACTTCACCAGCTCGGGGGTGATGCCGTCGTTAAATTGTGTCTTTTCCATTTTTTCAAGTAATTGAAATAATTGAAGTGATTGAAGTAATTGAAGTGATTGACCACGTTATTTGTTGAATTCGATGCCCAAACAGAACATCTCGAACTCCTTCACCCCGTCCTCGTCGTCAGACGAAACGCTGCGCCCCTGCTCCTTGAACTTTACAAGGAGACGGTCGGTGATGATTTCGTTTTCGTCGTTTACGTAGGTCACGATGATGTTGAAGGGCTTGATGTCGAGCAACGAGCCGCCCGCCGCCTTCTCCAACTGCGCGATGCTCGCCAGGCGCATACCCAGTGTGCAGGTGTACTCCTTCTTGCCCACGCTGTAACTCGTGGGGTCCTGACAGCCTACGCTGTAATTCGCCTTGTGCGACTGCTTCACGTCGTAAACCACTTTGGTGACTTCGAGGTTGAGGTCGCCCATAATGTTGACCTGCACGTCGCCCGCGTTGTACGACTGTCCTTGTTTTATAATGATTGACATAGCGTTAAGTGTTTTTTCAGATGTTTGTTTTGAGGTTGATTGTGCCTTTGATTTCGTCGATGCAGCCGGTGGGTACGATTACGAACGACACTTCCAGCTCGCGGGGCGAGATCAGGAGGTTGCTGTCGGCGTTTACGGTGGTGCGTCCCTTGGTAATCAAGCCACGTGCCTGCATAGACTCAAACACAGAGTCGCCCACAGCCTCGAAGTACGCCACGGTGGACTTGGGAAGTTTGCCGGTATCGGGGTCCACCTGCTGTGTGCTCTTGACGTAGGGCAGCAACGCCGTCCTGAGGTCGCGGACAGCCTTGTCGAGTACGCGGCCGTAGCTGATTGTGTACTCGTTGAAGTAGCCTTCCTTGTCCTTGATGACGGGGGTGCAGGTGTAGTCGTTGTTCCAATAGAATCCCGAAAGTCCCGCGTAATGGATGGCGAAAAGGTAGCCCTTGTCGTCTAATTGCTCCAACTGCGCGTCCCAGTCGGCGATGCCCTGATGGTTGCTGAGTCCTGCGACGAGCCATACGCCCTTGGCGGCGTTGGTCAGGCAGCCGCCCGACACTTCGCCGATGTTGCCGTTTACCTGACGGAACGCAAGGCTGCCGAGCATCGTGCCAATGTCGGCGCGGAACTTCCGGCAGTCGCCGTCGGAGAGTCCATCGACGGCTGCAAAATCCTGACCGATGCAGACCGATACCTTGAAGGCTTCGAGGGTGACGCCGGGCGTTATCTGCAAGTTGCGGAGGTTGGCGGCGGCGGACGCGCTCTGCGCGTTGAAATGGTAGCCCTCCAAGATTACTTGGCAGGGGCGGAATGTGTCGAAAGTCCAGTCGTAAAACTCCTGAGCCAATGCTATTGAATCGTAAACCGGCTGAGGCAGACCGTCAGTGTAGGTGATGCCGTCGGTGTTTTCCGCGCCAGAGACGGCGAGGATGCGGATTTCGCCGTCCGCGTCGGCTATCATCTGACGTGCGTGGGTGGCAAAACATTCGTCCATCGTGCCGCTGTAAAGCCTGAGGTAGAGCGTCCTGCCCTCGCCAGCCACGCGGTAAAACTCGCTTACGTGCCTGTAAACGCTGAATTTCTGGTCGTAGCCCTCGTCGATGCCAAGGGCAGCCAAGTCAGCCATACAGGTGAGTCGGTAGGTCTTGTTGAGCTCGACGCCGGTGATGCCCTTGTCCGGGTCGGCGGCAATCGCCGTGCCGCCGCTCAGAAGTCCGCAGACTGCATCCTTGTCGTCGATGACGCTTGCGCCTATCGTGCCACGCCTGATGTTTACTCCTTTAAGTGATGCCATAATTGATTAGTGATTTGTTGATTTGACGATTTGGTGATTGTGGATTAGTCGCCGTTGGCGGGTTCGTCGCTGGCGGGTTCGGGTACGTAGCAGCCGAAACGCGCAGATGCCGAGAGGATTGTGCCGTAGAATGTCGGGTTGCCCTCGTCGGTGTAGGTCTGCACAGGCGCAAGGGCGTACATATAGTCGCGCTTGTGCCAAGCGATGGCGACGGTGGAGTCGCTGCCGAGAGACGAGCGTTTGAGGATGTTGAGGCCGAAGATCTGACCTATCACGCCGCTCTGAGCGTCGGCGACGGCAAGGAACGAATTGGTCTGCGCGTCGGTGAGCTCTTGGAGGAGCTTGGAGTAGGAGTCTGCGCTGAGGAGCACGTAGCGGTCTGCCTCGGGGTAGTCGTTCTTGTCGAACTCCTTGGCGGCTTCGCGCAGCACGGTGAGTATCTTGTTGCCAGTCTTTGCGCCGATGGTGGCGAGTGCGGCGAGTGCGGATTCCGCGATTTTGCCGTTGAGGGAGTCGGCAATCTTCTTGGTGATTACCTGTCGCTTGTCGTAGGAGAGTTCCACGTCCTCGGGGTCAAACACGCGCACGGGGTCGGTGGTGTAGTGGTGCATCGTGATGACGCGCTCGGTGTCGTTCTGCGCGGTGACAGAACCGGGAAGGACGCTGCGGTCAATCTCGGTGTTGACGCTGCCGTACTCTACGGGGATGTGGATGGTCTTTGCGTCGGCGAACACCGAATAGTCGGTGCCCTTGGTTACAAAACTGTTGTCGGGCAGGAGCATCTGCTGTATGTCGTTTGCCCAAATTTCTTTGTTGAGTGCCATAGTTATTGGGGGATTTGTTGATTTTGTGATTTGATGATTAAGCGATGGGGTCGCTGCCGAATTTTTCACGGTAGAGCCTTTTGAACTCCTCGGGGTTTTCGGCTTTGAGTTTTTTGAGTGCGTTGGGGATGCGGTCGAGGTCGTCCCACGTCTGTGTGGCAGATGCAGGGGCTTTCAGCATCGAGGACAGCGAGGCTGTGGGCTGCGGTTCTGGCGCAGGTGCGGGGGCGTTGCCCTTGATTGCGCCGAAGAGTTTCACCGTCTCCTTCGGGAAGGAGAGGTAGAATGACAACGCCTCGCCCTTGGCGGATGCGTCAATCTTGCCGTCGGCGATGGCGGCGTCCACGAATGATTCTGCGTCGCGGTATTCTCGCTCGGCGAGGTCGGCACGCAGGGTTTCGATGGTGGCGTTGAGTTCCTCTATCTTGGCGTCCTTGTCCGCCACCTGTGCGCGGAGCGTCTGCACATCTTCGGTCTCAGTGCCGCTCGGTACGCTCAGTGTTTTTTCGTTTGTTTCCATCTTGTAAAAGAGTTTGTTAAATTCGTTGATACTAAGTTTTTTCTGCTGGTCTTCGTCGGCATAGACCACGAGGGCGTTTTCGTCGGCGGGTATGGATACGATAGAAGCCTCCAAGAGTACGCTTTCGGTGGCTACATCTATGCCTTTTGATTTGGTGATTTGAGTGATCATAATGCCCATTGAGCATCCCTTGATAAAACCTTGGTCAACCTTGCGGGCAATCTCGGCGGCAAATGGGTCGTCCATATCAAATACGGGTTCGGCGGTCAATTGAGACGGACGTCCGTCCGTCTCAACGACGGCAATATTTTCCCATTTGCCTATTACCTGCAATGGGTTGTGGTTGTAGAGCATCACAGGGTTTTTCTTGAACCGCGTGAGGTCGATGCCGTTGACGTCGGTTCGGAAGCCGTAGCTGTTGATGGTGCTGCTGTCACAGAGGATTACTTTCATTTGTCAATTTGTTGATTTATTGATTTGGAGATTGGTTGATTCCTCGTTCCTCTCTCCTCTTTTCTTTTCCCTAAAAAAATACGGCGCGGCTCCCAGTCTTTTGCGCTTCGTGTCTCCGAGAGCGTTGCGTCCAAGCCGCACCGTAGCCAGGCTTTTGTTTTGAACGCGGTGCAAACTTACAACCGCCGCGCACGAAAACAAAGCAGCTGTACAACCCTTGAACCGATTAGTACAAGGCATTGACAAACGCTTTTATATGAGGTTGTCCTATTATTATTTTGCGCAAAATATCAATCAATATGAAGACAGTAGAAAGAGAACAAAAACAATCCCTTGCCAAGATACTATTCCTACAAGGTATGCCGTGCAAGGACATCAGCGACAAGATAGGTGTGTCGGCTAACACCATAAGCAAATGGAGCGTCGCCGGCAACTGGCAGGAGGAACGCGCCGCACGTACCATAACGCGCCCGCAGTTGGTGCTGAAAATGTTGCAGGAGTTGGACAAGAAACTCTCCGACGGCGACTGGAAGCCGCAGGACGTGGCGATGGTGGCGTCGGCAATCTCAAAACTCGACAAGCAGACCAACGTGGTGACAGTCATCGAGGTTTTCACAAAGTATCAGGGATGGCTCGCCAAACGCGCCGAAATAGACCCCGACCTCGACGCGGACTTCCTCAAAAAAACATACCACTACCAAGACAAGTTCATCAACGAGCAAATGAGCAACACGGTAATTGATTGAAAACTATGGAAAATGCAAAGGAGGCGATAAGGCGGTGGAAGGTGTTGGGCGACAACATCAACGCGATGTCAACGGTGAACACAGCCGAGGGCGTCGCCGAAAAGATTGCGCGTACAAGGAAGGCAAAGACCGATTTCTCGTACTTCGTGGCGTATTACTTCCCGCACTACTGCACCGACAATGAGAGCGGCTGCATCATCAAGCCCGCCAAATTTCACGCACAGGCGGCGCACAAGATTTTGAAGACGCACGACATCCGCGCCGTCTTCCAATGGCCTCGCGGACACGCCAAGTCAACCTATATGGACATCATAATCCCGATGTGGCTGATGATTCAGGACAAGAGGATGCTCAATGTGATGGTCTTGGTGGGCAAGTCGGAGGACAACGCCTGTACGCTCCTTGGCGACTTGCAGGCTGAACTCCAATTCAACAACCGCTACATCCACGACTTTGGCTCCAAGTACAACGCGGGCGACTGGCAGGACGGACAGTTCGTGACGTCGGACGGCATCGCCTTCTTTGCGCTTGGCAGGGGACAGAGCCCGCGTGGCTTGCGCTACCGTGCGCACCGTCCCGACTACATCGTAATCGACGACCTCGACGACGACGAACTGTGCCGCAACGAAAAAAGGGTTTCCGACCTTTCCAACTGGATTAAAGAGGCTTTGTTTGGATGTTTCGGCGCAAAGGGCGGGCGGTTCATTATGGTGGGCAACCTCATCGCCAAAAATTCCGTGCTGCAAAATATGATGGATTCCAAGGGCGTGTTTGTGTCGAAGGTCAACATCGTGGATTCCAAAGGCTGCCCCGCGTGGCCTGAATTGTGGACCAAGGAAAAGATAAAGGACTTGGAGCAATTTATGGGCTACCGTAGCTTCCAAAAGGAATATATGAACAATCCGATTTTGGAAGGCACGGTATTCAAGAAGGCTGACATCATCTTCGGGCAGGTTCTCAAACCCTCGCAGTACAAGGCGTTGGTGTGCTACACCGACCCGTCGTTCAAGAGTTCTGCCACCGCCGACTACAAGGCGACCGCATTGGTGGGCGTCACAGGCGACGGACACTTCCACGTATTGAAGATGTACGCCGCGCAGACCACCGTCGCCGAAATGGTGAGGTGGCATTACGAGATAATGAAATTTGTGGGCGGCGCAAATTGCCGCTATATGATAGAGGCCAACTTTATGCAGGACTTGCTTTTGGACGAGTTCAAGAAAGAGGGCGAAGCCCGGGGGCTGCACATCCCCATCACCGGCGACAAACGCTCCAAGGGCGACAAGTTTGCGAGGATAGAAAACTTGCAGCCGCTTTTTGAGCGCGGGCTTATTGTCATCGACGCGCAGACAAAGGACTCTCCGGGCGTGGCGGTTCTCATAGACCAGCTGCTGAGTTTCCAGAAAGGCTCACGCGCACACGACGACGCGCCCGACGCCTTGGAATCCGCCATCTGGCAGCTCAACCGCACGTGCAAGATTGATGCGTTCCCGGTCGTGATGCACAGCCGCAAGGAACTAAGGAAACACTGGTTTTAACAATTGAAAATTATGGCTTTTATAGTAGATACAGACTTCGAGGTGCAAGTGAGAAATGAAATACTCACATTGCTCGACGGCAGCGACGACAAGGCGGCGGTGGAACTCGCCACGCGGATGGCTACCGACCAAATCACCCAATACATCGGCGGCAAGTACGACTGCAAGACCATCTTTGCCGCCACAGGCGACGACCGCGACCACTTCATTGTGATGATTACGATAGACATACTATTGTACCACCTCTGGGCGAAACGCGCACCGCGCAAGATTCCCGAATACAGGGCGACGCGCTATCAGGACGCTTTGGACTGGCTCAAATCCGTCGGCAGCGGCGAGTTGCAGTCGGCATTGCCGCAGTTGCCGCCCGACGAATACAGCGGCACCATCAGCATCAAAAGCAAATACCAACCGCAGAACCACAAATATTAAAAGACTATGAGCAATATTTTTTCATCCATAATCGCGGGTTTCAAAGACCGCACACGCGCCGACATCCAGAAATGGCGCAGGGCGTTGGAACTGGCGCAAAGCCCCATCAATCCGCGTATGTGGCTCTTGCAGGACTTGTACGACAATTTGGAGAGCGACGGACACTACCTCGCACAGAAGGAACTCCGCAAGACCGCCACATCTGGCTACGGATTCTCAATCATCGACGTGAAGACCGGCGAGGTCAACCAAGAAAAGACCAATTTCTTTTGCGGCGAATGGTTCTTTGACTTCCTCGACTATGCCCTTGACAGCATCTTCAAGGGATTCACGCTAATAGAACTCACCGACCCGAAGACGCTTGCCTTCAACCTTATTCCGCGCCGCAACGTCATCGGAACGCTTGGCATTGTGCAGCGCGACATCAGCGACTGCAAGGGCATAGACTTCAACTCGAAGGACTTCCAAAACACTCTTGTCAAGATAGGCAAACCGTCAGACCTCGGTCTGATGGCAAACATCTGTGGACAATTGATTTGGAAACGCAATGCCCAACAGTCGTGGGCGGAGTTCACCGAGCGTTTTGGTATGCCGCTTATCACGGCGACCACCAATCAGACTACATCCGCCGACATCCGACAGCTTGACGATATGCTTGCCGAACTTGGCGAGTCTGCCCGCGCCGTGCTGCCCGAAGGCACAACCATCAATGTAACGCCTTTTGCTGGTAGTGACGCCTTCAATGTCTATGACAGCCAGATAGACCGCATCAACGCCGAAATCTCCAAGCCCATTACAGGCGGCACTATGGTGACAGACGACGGCAGCTCCCGGTCCCAATCGGAAGTGCACGAGCGCAACCTCGACGACAAACTCTCAGAGGCTGACCGAAGGATGATTATGTTCGTCGTTAACGGTCAGTTAATACCGCTTTTGCAACGCTTTAAATATCCGTTCAACCCCGAGACAGACCGCTTCCAATTCAACCAATCATTTGAACTTGACCTCACGCAGCACTGGAACATCGTCAACCAAATGATAGCCCAGGGCTACGAGGTGGACGAGAAATGGCTTGCGCAGAACTTCAACGTGCCGATTACAGGACGGCGTGAACCTGTTGGAGTGCAGCCATCTCTGGCTGCTGATATGCCACTTTATCAAAATTTTCGTTAGGCAACCCAGCGAAGAGCGACGCCGAGTTGCCCGAACTATACAGGCTCACCGACAGGAGCGCGGACAGCTCGTCAGACATCACAACCCTTGCCTACACAGACGAACTCACGGAACTTGTCAACACCATCGCGCAGCGCATCTACGACGGCGAACACATAACCTACGACCCCGACCTACTGCAAGCCACCGTAAAACCGTACATAGACGGCATCACCAAGGGCTACGGCAAGTCATTGGCGGATGTTGACTGGAACACGCCCGACGCAAAGACGCTCCAAAAGTTGACTGAAAACGTATTCCAGTTTTCGGCGTCCAAGGACTTCCACATCCTCTCCGATATGACCGCCGCCCTCAAAGGCGCGGACGGCAAGATGCGCTCGTTTGACGAGTTCCAATCCGAGGTGGACAAGATGAACGTCAAATACAACCAAAACTGGCTGCGCACGGAGTACAACCAAGCCGTGGCGTCGAGCCAATGTGCAGCGCGTTGGACTGACTTCGAGTCTCGCGCCAAGTCGATGCCGTTCCTGCAATACCAAGCGGTGATGGACGGCAACACCCGCGCAGAACACGCCGCGCTTAACGGCGTAATCAAGCGCGTTGACTCCGACTTTTGGGACAAATATTATCCGCCAAACGGATGGGGATGCCGCTGCGAGGTAATCCAACTCCCCGGCAAGAACCACAAGGAAACGCCCGCCGAAGCCATCAAGTTTTGCAAGGTGGACGATATGTGGAAGGTCAACGTCGGCAAAAAAGGTGTGGTATTTCCGAAAGGGCA